CTTTACATTCTTTGTAAAATTCTACGCCTTTTCGAATAAGGCCTAGTGCGGTTTGTGCGGCAGCAAATGCTGTGATCGGATCCATTTTTGTCTGTGATCTGTTTTAATTAGAATACATAACAAAAAATCGTCACTATAAGCTATTTATGCCATAAAAGTTGTTGATTTAATTGATGCATTGTAGTATAATGTAAACTCTAACATTTCTAAAGGAATACTCATGACCGAACCAATTATTGAAGTAGTTAAGCTAGTCACCAATGAAGAAATTTTGGCAGAAATTGAATATGGTGAGTATGAAATTATCCTTCATAATCCAGTAAAAATTGCAATTGTTCCTGGACAAAATGGTCAACCCAATATTGGATTTGCTCCATTTCCAACTCATGCAGAGCAACAAAAAACATCACAGTATACTATTCTAAAGAAGCATGTTGTATATCAATATGTACCAGCACAAGAGTACATAAACAACTATAATCAAATCTTTGGTTCAGGAATTGTTATCCCACCTACTAAATCTATCATCACAGGTTAATGTCAAACTTTTACACCAATGTGCAATGTTTTGGAAACTACATTCTCTATCGAGGTGTAGTTAATGGTAAACGTGTTACTGAACGGTTCGAGTATCAACCTACGCTCTATGAACCAGTTCGCAAAGAAACTCCATACACTAATCTGTATGGAGAATTTCTGCATGAATTTAAATTTGAATCTATTCGTGATGCTAAGAATTACATAAAGCAAAACGATGGTGTTCATAATAAGAAAATCTATGGAAACACTCGTTTCGAATATAACTTTATTGCAGATCAACACACAAATGAAGTTGATTGGGATCAATCAAAGATTCTGACTGCAATTATTGATATTGAAGTTGGGTCAGAGAATGGATTTCCCGAGCCAGCTTTGGCAACAGAACCAATCACAGCCATTGCTCTAAAGTATCTAGGCGGCAAAACTTATGTTTGGGGTTGCGGAGACTACACTGCAAAAGGTTCAGAGCAATACATCAAATGTCGTGACGAATATACTTTATGTAAAAGCTTTCTAGAGTTCTGGCGTAAAAATTATCCAGATATTGTAACTGGATGGAACATTCGTTTCTTTGACTTTCCATATCTTGTAAATCGATTCAAACGCATTCTTTCTGAAGAAGATGCTCGACACTTATCTCCGTGGGGTTTCATAACAACTCGAAACGCAGTTCTTATGGCGAAAGATCATGCTGTATATGATCTAGTTGGTATAGGAATGCTTGATTATATTGAGTTGTATCGTAAGTATGCTCCTGGTGGTGCATCACAAGAATCATATAAGTTGGATAATATTGCTTCAGTCGAACTAGGAAAGAAAAAACTGTCATATGATGAATATGACTCTCTACACGATCTATATAGACAGAACTATCAAAAGTTCATTGAGTATAACATTGTTGACGTTCAGTTGATTGAAGACCTCGAAGACAAGCTAAAACTCATTGAGTTGGCTTTGACTCTTGCATATGATAGTAAAACAAATTATGATGATGTGTTCGCACAAGTTCGTATGTGGGACATTCTAATCTATAACTTCCTACGCAAAAATAACATCATCATTCCTCCATCCGAAAGAAAAGATAAGTCTGCTGCATTTGAAGGTGCTTATGTCAAAGAACCTCAAGTTGGTAAGCATGACTATGTTGCATCGTTCGACTTGAACAGTTTGTATCCTCACTTGATCATGCAATACAATTTGTCTCCAGAAACGCTAATCTCACCTGATAGCTATACTGAAGCAATGCGAGATATCATCAATGGTGGAGTAACTGTCAATAAACTACTCAACAAAGAAATTGATACTACAAATTTGAGTGGTGTGACTTTGACACCAAACGGTCAGTATTTTAGAACTGACCTGCAAGGCTTTCTACCTAAGATGATGAAAGCAATGTATGAAGATCGAAAGATTTACAAAAAGAAAGCATTAGCATCGAAGCAAGAACTCGAAAACGAAAAAGATCCAACTAAGCAGTTTGTTATTGAGAAACGAATTGCTCGATACAACAATCTTCAGCTTGCAAAAAAAGTTTGTTTGAATTCTGCCTATGGTGCAATGGGTAATGAATTCTTTCGTTTCTTTGATTTGCGTATTGCCTTAGCAGTTACTATGGGTGGGCAACTATCGATTCGTTGGATCGAAAAGAAACTAAATGCATACTTAAATAATTTACTGAAAACTGGTGATAAAGATTATGTTATTGCATCAGATACAGATTCAATTTATCTTAAGCTTGGTCCTTTGGTTAATACCGTATTTAAACCCGATAGTGATGTATCTAAAGTCATCACATTTATGGATAAAATATGCGAACAAAAGATTCAACCATACATCGATAAAAGCTATCAAGAACTTTCTGACTATGTTCACGCATATGAACAAAAGATGGAAATGAAACGAGAAGCATTGGCAGACAAAGGTATTTGGACTGCCAAGAAGCGATATATTTTGAATGTATATAATAATGAAGGTATTCAATATAGCGAACCTCATCTGAAAGTGATGGGTCTAGAGATGGTCAAGTCTTCGACTCCAGCACCAATTCGTGAGAAGATGGAACAGATGATTAAACTCATGATGCATGGTACTGAAGAAGATGTTCAAACATTTATTGTAGATTTCAAAGAAGCGTTCAAAAAGCTTTCTCCAGAAGACATTTCTTTTCCTCGAGGAATTCGCGGTATTGAAAAGTATTCCAATTCTTTGACGCTATATTCTAAAGGTACTCCTATTCATGTTAAAGGAGCCATCATATATAATAATGCACTCAAAGCAAAAGGATTGAGCAAAAAGTATCCAGCTATCAACGAAGGCGAAAAGATTAAGTTTTCATATCTCAAGATGCCTAACCCGTTCAAAGAAACAGTTATCTCTTTTCCTGTAAGATTACCAAAAGAGTTTGAGTTGCACAAGTATATTGACTATGATTTACAATTTGAAAAAGCTTTTCTTGATCCCATTAAAGTCATTCTTGACTGTATGAATTGGTCGTTAGAGAAGCAAAGTACACTAGAGGACTTTTTTGGATGACATACTTTACTTTTCTTAATGCCGTTCTTCTATCTGGAGTAGCGGCATATTATTCTGTGATCGGATTAGCATCGATATTTCCAGGAGCATTTTGGCCAGTAGTTCTTATGGGTTCTGTTTTAGAATGCTCAAAACTCATAACTACATCTTGGCTATATCGTAACTGGCTAACTGCACCAAAAATTCTAAAGTATTATCTGACTATGGCAGTTATTATATTGATGCTCATCACATCAATGGGAATATTTGGATATCTATCAAAAGCACATCTAGAACACGCAACAGATGTTGGTCCAGTTTCTGATAAGATCACAATAATTGACGAAAAGATCAATACACTAAAAGAGAATGTTGACAGTAATAAACTAGCATTGAAGCAACTAGATGCTGCTGTAAACAACATTATGACTCGAACTGAAGATGCAAGAGGTGCTGAACGATCGGTTCAAGTTCGCAAGACACAACAGAAAGAACGGTCTCAGATATCAGAAGAAATCGCAAATCAGCAAAAAGAAATTAGTAAATTAGTAGAAGAAAAAGCACCTCTAGCTAATGAGTTGCGTAAAGCAGAATCCGATTTTGGTCCTATAAAGTATGTTGCAGAACTTGTTTATGGCTCTGGTGACAAGGACATTATCGATAAAGCAGTTCGATTGGTAATCATGTTAATTATGATTGTGTTTGATCCATTGGCTGTGTTATTATTGATTGCTAGTAATATATCCTCAGAATCTAAACCCAAAAAAGAAGTTGTGATTGAAAAGCCTGTTGTTGAACCTGTCATTACACCAATACCAGAGCCTCCACTTAAAGTACCAGAATCAGAAATTTTGCAAGAGAAGAAAGAACCAGATTCTGTTTCTATTCATAAAGAAAATTTAATAGTTATCGATGAGGCATCGGGAGAAACTATACCACCACTTTCAAGTGACACATCAAGCAAAAGAGGATTCCCTAACAGGAAGACTAAATTAGAATCATATGAATATGAAGAATCACCATTGGCATTCAAAGAAAAGGAAGATAAATGAGCATTCTCGATAAAATTAAAAAGAACAGTAGCATTAAAGAATCTGCTATTCTATCTAAGTCTAAGTTCTTTACGAGCAAAGACATGATCCCAACATCCATTCCTGCTATTAATGTTGCTCTTTCGGGCAAGCTTGATGGTGGGTTAACTCCTGGTCTTACTATGTGGGCAGGTCCATCAAAGCATTTTAAAACAGCATTTTCTCTCTTGATGGCAAAATCATATTTGGACAAATATAAAGATGCTGCTTTATTGTTCTATGATTCTGAGTTTGGTACACCACAATCATATTTTGATTCTTTTGGTATTGATACCGATCGCGTGCTTCATACTCCATTGATGGATGTTGAACAGTTAAAGTTTGATATTATGCAACAACTTACTTCGTTAGATCGTGATGATAAACTTATTATTATCATCGACTCAATTGGTAACTTGGCATCGAAGAAAGAAGTTGATGATGCACTTGAAGGAAAATCTGTTGCAGATATGTCTAGAGCAAAACAAATCAAATCATTGTTTAGAATGGTCACTCCGCATCTAACAATGAAAGATATTCCAATGATCGTAGTTAATCACACATACAAAGAAATTGGTTTGTATCCAAAAGATATCGTTGGTGGTGGAACTGGATCATATTACTCGGCAGATAACATCTTCATTCTTGGTCGTCAACAAGAAAAAGAAGGTACTGAAATTGTTGGATATAACTTCATCATCAATGTTGAAAAGAGTCGCTATGTTAAAGAGAAATCAAAAATTCCTGTTAGTGTATCCTTTGACGGTGGCATTAGTAGGTGGTCTGGTTTATTGGATATTGCACTCGAAAGTGGTCATGTAATCAAACCTAGTAATGGTTGGTATTCTAAGAGAGATGAAGATGGCGTATATGAAGATAAAAAATATAGACTGAAAGAAACTGATACCAAAGACTTTTGGGCACCTATTTTGAAACAGAAGACCTTCCAAGAATTTGTCGAAAGAAAATATAGTGTTGCCAATGGAGACATTATTACTGACGATGTTGTGGAAGAAACATTTAACGTAGAAACAACAAATGG